GCCTCCATACGCGACGTGTCCGCGTTTTGCCGCTCTGTGGCACGACCGTACAACTGCTGATAGGTGTCGTTCTGGGCCTTGACGTGCTTGGCGACGTTCTCGTTGATGTTGGTCATGTTCGCCTCGGACTTGGTGCTGTCCAGGCTATGCAGGGCCAGGTGCGCTGCCAGGGCTTTGACCTGTTGGTCGCTCAGGCTGTCGCTGGTGTTGTCCAGATACTTGATCGCATACTTGCCCGACTTGTTGTCGTAGGTGATCTGACCTGCCTTATCCAGGCTGTTCTTGAATGTGTCGTTGAGCTTTCCAAGAATCTTCGGTGCCAGGGTGCTGTCCTTGTCCATCGCATCCGTGAGTGCCTGGTAGTGCGCCTGGTAGTTGAAATCGGACAGGGCCTTGGCTGCCTCGGCGAGGTCCGTAGGCGTGCCGCGTTCGTAGGCCACCGCCAGTTGCGACTTCAGCATGCGAAAGCGCGCCTGCACTTCGGGGGGCGCCTGCCACTTGCCGTAGCCATTGTCTGCCTGCGTGGCAGGCGCAGGCGCGGGCACGGCGGGGGCCGGTGGGGTGCTTTGAGCGCCGCTAGAGCCTGATGCTTGCTGCGGTACTGCTGGGGCACCTGCTGGGGCACCTGCTGGGGCACCTGCTGGTGCTATTCCGCTTGCGGTGGGGTTCCCTGCTGCTGGGGCAGCCAAGCTATTACCTGCAGTTGGGTCTGTGGGTGTCCCTAGGGCCTTGTTGATGTCTGTGTTTGGGTCGATGCCCGTAGGGTCCATACCAGCGACCCCAGCAGCCCCCTCAGCACGGGCTTGATCCATGCGTTGCTGCGTTGCAGCACGGAGACTGAGCTGCTGTTGAATCTCCTGCTGCTGCGCCAGCCGCAGCCCCATGGCCGACTGAACGTCTGCAGCGTTGATGTTGTTCTTGTCTGCGCTGTACTGGATGTCTGCGCCTGCGTCGATGCTCATGTTCTGTTTCTCCTATCAGGCGTAGCCGCCATAAGCTGCGGAGGGGTCTGCGTTGTTGCCTGCATAGGCACTCGATCCGGTTAGGCCGACGGCATCCGGTGTAGCCGAGCTTGTGGTCGTGGGTGCGCTCGCCCCTGCATCGCTGCTAGCGCCCGCGCCAGTCGGGTTGTTCCACGACCAGCTGCTGTCGCTCTGGTTGCTGTAATCCGCGTTCGGGTTGCCCGCCGTGGACGTGCCTGAACTGTTCAGGCCGAACTGTGCCTGGTCAGACTGCGCAGCACTGCTTGGGTCATTCCATGCCGAGGAGGCCGCGCTGGAGTTGCCAGAAGCTAGGCCGTTGACTGCGCCGCTGACTGCGTTTCCCACCGCATTTCCGAGACTGTTGACGGCTGCGTTGCCTGTGGTTCCGTTCGCACCCGTACCTGTGGGGGCTGCCCCCGTACCTGCGGCGCCGTAGTTGACCCCCGGCATCTTGATGCCGTTCTGCGTAGCGTACTGCGCCAGGCCCATACCTGTCAGGTACGAGGCCAGCGAGTTGTTGTTGACGTTGATGTTTGCCTGCGTCTGGGCGTTGCCCCCCGTGACCATGGCGTTGTTGATGCTACCCTGCGTGCTGTACAGGTTGTCGCCCGTGTTGAGCCCCGTGCTCTCTGCGTTCGAACCTGTTGCGGCTGCATTCGTGGCACCGGTGTAGTCCTGACCTGCGGTCGTCGAAAACTGGTTGGCGCTCTGCAGATCAGCTGCCTGCTGGGCCGTGGCGGCGCTCGTGGCCTGGCCTGCCACGTTCAGGGCATTCTGCGCTGCGGGGTTGTAGTACGCAGCGGAGCCGGGGGTCACACCCCGGGCTGCTGCTGCCCGTTCCTGGTTCTGTTCGGCGATCTGGTTCTGCGCCTGCGCGGTGTTAGCCGCTGTGTTGGACGCATTCGTAACCAGGTAGTTGTTGGGGTTTTCCAACAGCTGCGATTCGGCCTGATTCTGCTGGCCGAGCGTGTCGAGGTTCGTCGCGTCGGTCTGTCCCTGCTGCGCGGTAGTCTGCGCGTTGTTCAGGAAGCTCGGCAGGTACTGTCCGATGGTGCCCGACAGGTTGCTGTTGGTGCTTTCCAGGTTGGAGAGCCCCGTGTTCGTGTACGTCGATGCCTGGGGGTTCTGGAACCCCGTCGTGGCCGACAGCATGGACCCGAGGGCACCGAGCTGGGCGCCGTTCAGGCCGGACGTTACTGCGCTGTTGGCTAGGCCCCCAACGGCGTTTCCGACAAGGCCCCCCCAGTTCACATTGCCGTCTGAGGCCGTGCCCGACGTGCTGTCAGCTGGTATGGTGCTTGGCGAGACGAAATTGCCCGTATCGCCGTTCGGGTCGAAGGGTGCCGTTGCCGGGTCAGCCGCTTGCCCGGAGGTTGTAGATGCGGTCATATTGGACGTTCCGTTGTTGGGGGTAGCCCGTGGTGGCGTGCTGCTATTCAGTGCGCTGCTGACCAAAGAGCCTGCGACACCTCCTGCTGCCCCGCCCATGACGTTGTTGGCCGTCGCGGAATCTGTAGGGGCGCTGCCTGTAACCGCAGATCCGATGCCTGCTCCTGCTCCACCTACTGCCCCGCCCGTAAGCGTGCCGTTGAGCACGCTCTTGCCCGTCAAGGCAGCATTGAGGCCCCCGCCGACTGCGCCCTTGACAGCGCCGCTTTCTATAGCGCCGGTTGTTGTTCCGTCCGCAAGTCCAGACATGCCTCCTGCATAGCCGCCTACGCCCCCAGCTACAGCGCCTGTTAGCGCGTTCCCGCCGTGGATAGCGCTGTTGATGGCCCCCGCGCCTGCACTGGTGAGCGCTCCCGCCGCAGCAGTGCTGATTCCTAACTCACCAGCTAAAGCCGGGGCCAGGGCGCCACCGGTAGCAGCTAATGCCACCCCATCGACGATGGGGTTCTTGACAGCGCTCTCAAGGGCCTGCCCGGGGTCGCTAGTAAGCTCCTTGACCCACCCCATCACAACCCCCTCAGTCGAAAGGTAGCACGGTAAGTTTTATCCTGCCCGCCATTGACCTGCTCGACGGTGTGTGGGTGCGCACTGTGCTTCAGCAGGCCCACCACCTTCGGGTTGTCGAAATGGGTCACGGCAGTGTGTGCGTGAGGCTTGAGTGCGGTCAGCATATCGTTGACGCCTTGAACCAAGTGCTGCCCCGTGCCCCCATTGATGGAATGAAACTCCACAGTGCCGGGGGTTGTGGGCTTCAGCACGAACATAGAGTGCGTATGCTGGTACACGCTTCCGCCCCGAGCGACGTGGTTGGCGAACGCCTGCTTGGCCTGGTCGAGCGTGTACTCCCGGCCCTGGTGGTTCTTCGCAAAGTCGTTGTTCAGAATCTGATCCGGTGTCAGGGCAGCGTTCATTTCGCTATTCTGCCCTAAAACTGTTTACCTGTTAACAGTTTGAATCAGCAATGATGTCGCGTCGGATCGAAGGGGTTCAGGGCATTGGCACAGATCCAAACCGCGACCCGGCTGCGCCAGTCCTGCACGGGCTGCGCCTTGTACCGCTCCAGGCGATACGTCACCATCGTCTCCTGCGGCAGGTCCAGGAACAAGACCGTGAACAGCGTCACCTGCATCACGAAGTCCACGACAACCATGGTCAACAGCATTGGGGCCGAGGCATAGAGCACCGGTTTGTCGATGAGGGCGCGGTTGTCCCACATCTGGATGGCGGCGATGTAGAGGGTGTAGAACACAAGGACCGCCACGTAGGTAAGGCCAAAGGTCTTGAGAAGTTCCATAGTTCAGTTCCAGTTGGTGGCTTGGACGGCTGCCGGGGTGGTGGCCGCGTTGATTTGCGCCTTGAGGTTGGCGCGTTCGATGAAAGCTGTGTTGCCTCGGGTCAGCATGGCCGCGTACATGCCCTGCAGATCGGCCAGGGTGAACGGCACCATCACGTTGTCAGAAGACTTCCAGCAGAAGCCTGCCGGGGTGCTGCCCGCCATGTTGTAGCCAATAACGGCTTGCATGAGCACCGTCTGACTGGTCGGGTCCGCCTGAAACATCTTGGTCACACCGCCTGCTGTGGTGAAGGCGATGTCGGCGGTAACGACGGTTCGGTAGCTCGCGTCGATGGCTGCGCGTTGTGCGGCCTGCAGCTGTGCAGTGGTTCGCTGGTCTACCCACGAGAAAGACGTGTTGCTCCAGCTCGACGGGTAGCTCGGGTACGTCGCCTTCAGCGCGGCCTGGGGGGCGGTGTACTGCTGCAGCTCGCCGTTCAGAACAAAGTAGCAGTCCTGCGTTGCGTAGGTCGCGCCTGTGTCCAGGAAGGACAGCCCCGGCATGACCGTCTCCATGCCTTCCGGGCAGCTACCCGTGTGCATGATCTCCCCGCTGCCGGGGTCGTAGCAAACATAGTTGATCATTTCTGCTCTTACCGTTTTGCGAGGCTGACCGCGATCGCGGGGCGTATGCCGGAGTAGGAGACGGCCCCGGAGGAGCTACAAGCATTGCCGTTGAAGCACCCGAAGGTGTAGGTGCCCGCCCCAGCGTTCACCACCATCGTGATCGCCCAGCAGCCAGCAGAGAGGGTTTCATGCCGGAGATTCCCCGCCGTGTTCCATGCCTGGTTGTAGCCAATGTCGAACACCGTTCCGAAGTCAATCGTCATGGACGCCCAAATCACAATGGGGACGGTGGTGGCCCCGGAAGGGATGTCGCTCGCCGCCACAGTGATCGTCACAAAGGCCCCGGTTGTTGAGGGCGCATAGGAGGCAGACACAACACTGACTGCGTGCCCTGCGATCTGCAGGGAGTTCACTGCGGCATTCCCGATGTAGGCATTCCCAATCGAGGCAGTCGCAAGGAACTGCCCTGCGTTTGCCGCCGTGATCGGGTTGTTACTCGTCACCAGCGTGCCCACCGACGTACTGCCCGCGCCATTGAGAGACAGGGTGCCGCCCGACTCCGACAAGCTGATGTTGCCGTTGAGGATGCTGCCGGGGGCATTTGCGAGCGATGTTTGCACGGCGCCGATGCCGGGGGCTGTAACCGTGCCGCCTCCCCCGCCTGACAGAACACCACCCGCAGAGATAGAGATGTTGCCGTTCGCAACCGAAGTCCCCGCCCCGGAACCTATGCCGACCAGCTGGCCGCTACCGTTGATCGTGATCTGGCTGTTCTGCAGGGTCAGCACGTCCCGGATAAACACCGAACCGAACTCGGCCAAAGTGCCGTTGATCATCCACCCTTGGGTGCCTGCAACGTAGTTGCTGGACTGGATGGTGCTGCCTACGGCGATGGAGCCTGATGTGAGCTTGGTCGCGCTCATGTTGGCGACCAGGGCATCGGTGATCGCGGCATCCCCTATTTGTGCAGTCTGAATCGCACCATTGGCGATGGCCGCAGAGCCCGCTGTGATGGCTCCTGCTGCAAGTTGCGTGGCACCGATGGCCCCGGCAGAGATTTGCGTGGCACCGATGGCCCCGGCAGAAATCTGGCCTGCTGTGATCGTGTTGGCCGCGAGCTGGGCCGCTGTGATGGTGCCTGCGGCGATCTGGGCCGCTGTGAGGGCCCCGGCAGCGATCTGCGTGGCCGTGATCGTGCCCGCAGCGATGTTCCCTGCGGTGATGGTGCCCGCAGCGATGTTTCCCGCCGAGATCGAGCCTGCAGCGATTTGTGTGCCAGTGATGGTAGCCGCCGCAATTTGCGAGGCGGTGATGGTGCCCGCAGCGATCTGCGCGGCTGTGACGGCCCCCGCCGCCAATTGGGGGGTGCTAACAGCGCCGTTTGAAATCTGGGTGCTGGTGATCTGTCCGGTTAGCTGTGAAGCGGTGATGGACGCGATCTGCGCGGCTGTGAGCTGCCCAGCGACCTGGGCCGCATTGATGGAAGCGATCTGCGAAGCGGTCAGTTGCCCTGTTACGTTGGCTGCCGCGACGGCCCCGGCTGTGGCGGCTGTATAGGCCAAACCGTTCCAGGTGTAAATCTGGTTGTTGACCGTATCGAAGATCGTGGTGGTGCTCTTGGTGGCGGGCACCGACGACACCAGGGCCACCGGTTCCGTGTTCACGGCGAACTTGGTAGGGTCCACGGAGCCCGCAGCGATCTGCGCAGCCGTGATGATGGCGGGGCCGAGGTTGGCCGTGCCGACCAGGCCGACCGTCGCCTGGACGCCATTCACGCCCCCCGTGGGGGTTTGTTGCGCGTTACCGTTGGCCGCGACAGACTCGACCCAGTACGACCGTGTGACGCCGAGCTGGCACGCGTCGATGAACGACTGGCCCTGCGTGGTACCAATGAGCACCGCGTTGGCGAATGTCTCCGTGCTGCCCGTCGCGGCGTAGATCAGGGCATGATCCTCCCCGCCGCCTTGCGTGTAGGTCGAAGGGTTCCAGGACACGATGATGCCCCCGAACATCGACGTGGCTGTGAGCCCCGTGATCGGGGTCGGGTACGCCGACGTGTCGAACGCCCGGGGGTTTCCGGCGTAGGCCAGCACACCCCCGGGGTTCGTGAACGCTCCGGTACCAGTGAGGTCGGACTGCCGCGCTGCCCAATCGGACGGTGTGCCTGTCTGCCCGAGCAGCAGCAGGACGGCATTGCGCATCCCCGTGAGGAAGCCCCGCGAGTTCGGTGCTACGTCCGATGGGACGTTGGAGATCGACGGGCCGCTCACGCAACCCCCTGAAGTTCATCGACAGAATTTGCCAGCACGACTTCCTGGAGGGGGCCGTTGCCGTTGATGGAGACCTGCCACTCCTTGCCCTTGAACCCGGACAGGGGCAGCTTGAATGGCGTGCCGGACGTGACCGTGAAGTTGTTCAGCCGCACTACGCCATCAACCGTGAGCGTGAGCTGCACGGGGTACACGTCGGCACGGACGAAGGCCCAGAGGTACAGCTTCGCCTTCGTCTCCCGGAAAATCTTGCTCGTGAACGACACTACCCCGTAAGTGGCCGAGCCGTCCCATACGCTGATGGTCTGGTTGGCCGTGTTCAACAGGTAGAGCACGCCGGACAGCTTGTCGTAGTAGGCGTTGTCGAACTGTGTCGAGCAGGGGTAGACCTCTTTGATCTTGAGCTTGTTGGGGTAGACCGCGTTGGCCTTCTCCCAGTCGAACACCAGGGCGCCGTCTGTGCCGTTGTTGTACCGGACCACGACGAAGGAGCCCCAGCGGCGCACCACCATGCTGGCCGGGTTGAGCGCCTGCCACTGCTCGCGGGAAAACACGAGGTCGGACACGCTGTCGTTGCCTCGGGAGCCCGAATAGGCCAGGCCGTCCGGCGACGCCCACAGGAGCCCCCCGGGCACTTCGCAGATCGACCGCTTGGATGTGCAGGAAAAGGAGGCGTCGATGGGCGTGATCGTCAGCGCCGTAGGGTCCGTGCCGGTGATGGCGTAGGGCTGCCCGTCCGTCAGGACGATGAGGTTCTGCTGCCACACGCCCAGGCCGACGACGGTTTCGGGGATGACCTGCTGGTAGATGATCGGCCAGGCGTAGGGCACGAACGGCACGCAGAAGCAGATCGTCTTGCTGAAGAACCCGGCCATCATGCCGTCCCACATGGGGGTCAGGCCGACCATGTTCGCCACCGGCATCTGCCAGTTCATGGACTGCAGCGCCGACCCGAGCATGGTGTCTGGGGTGTTGTCCGCGCAGGCGTACCCGCTGGAGAGGTTCGTTATGTTGGCGACGAACAGGTACACCGCGCTGCCGTTGGAGGTCGTGGCCGAGCGGTACAGGTTGCGGCTGACGATGTTGCCCGTGTACGTGGGCACGGACTGGTTGAACGTCACGGTCCAGGTGGCGTCCACCGGGGACAGGGGCGTCACTGCGCTGGGGGCGCTGGGGGCCGACTCCTCCCCCTTGTCCGTGACCCACGTCCACACGTACACCCGTGCTTCCTTGGAGCCGGAAGCCCCGCCTGTCGCCACCACCGAAGGGGCCGTGGTCGGGGCCGGAACGCCGAGCGTGCGGGGGTTGTTGGGGTAGGGCGGGGCGGCGAGCGCGAACGTGTTGTCGAACCACTTGGGCAGAACGCCGTCCGTGTAGTAGGTGCGCTCGCTGACATCGTTGCCGACCAGGCCCCGGGCCACGTCCACGTCCGTGTTCCAGGTACACCAGTACGTCGTCGAGCTGGAAGAGTCCGCCCCGTAGCGGTAAAGGCTCATGGCCCCGCTGACCACGGTGTTCGCGGCCAGGGCCAGGACGGAAGGCTGGAACCACGGGCGCAGGTCAGAAAACCCAGGCCGCATGTTGTTGCCCGCCGCCCCAACGGTGTCGGGGAGCGCCAGAGGGTGGGTCGCTTGGACCACCCCCTGGAAGCCTTTAACCTGCAGGGCGGGCATCTACGCTTACCCCCGGTTGTCGGTCGATACGTTCGGGTCGGCTTGCATGCGCCCCCGGAACCAGGACGCCACACCGAGCACACCGCCGAGCGCCATCCAGACCTCAGACGGGACGACCGGCACAGCTACGTGCGCCAGGGGCAGCACGAAGTACACGCCCAGCACCAGGATGCCGAAGACGAACCCGATGAAGGGGCGCCAGGAGTACGTCGGCCAGTGGTCTGCCTTGTCCTCGCTCTGCATCGTGGTGTTGACCGCCTGCACTACGTCGCGGGCCGCAGCGATCTCGTTGTCCGCGTGGGCCAGAACCATGCCCTGCAGCTTGACCTTCTGGTCGCTCTCGATCTGGGCCAGCTGGACGGCGGACGCAGGGTTGGCGAGTGCTGCTTGAACCGCGCCGGGGGTGGCTTCCGTGCCCAGGGCGGACGCGACGATGCTGCCGATGGATTCGCCCGCAGGCCCACCAATCAGTGTGCCGAGCAGGGGCGCAGCTTTGCCCACGTCTGCTGCAATGTCGCTCCAGTTCATACCCATTCTCCTGTGCGGATTTGCTGCTGCAGCCGCTTGGCGCGGCCACCGACTTGCGTAAACCAGAGGGTGGTTTCGAGGTCGTCTGCAGCCTGGTCGTACTGCCCGTTCTGCACGAAGCCCATGAACTGGTGGAACGCCAGCAGGCCGTCAACACCGAGGTTGAAGGCCATGTTCAGGAGCGCACCACGGCGAGCATCGTCGAGCTTTGCGGTCCAGGGTGCCTTCTGGGACAGCTCCAGGCTTTTGCTGGCGATGTCGTTGTCCAGCAGGAAGTCCGCCTCGGCCTGGCTGATGCCCCCGCCCTTGCGAGGGTCCACCAACCGGCCTGTGCCGAGCGTCAGGAAACCCCGACTGTCGGCGTAGACGTGCAGCACCGTGTCTTCGTCGCGTTGCAGCTGCAATTTCAGGTTCATCGCTTGCTTTCGATGATGCGGTCGAGCTTGGAATCCATGCGATCAAGTTGCCCGCGAAGCAGCGACATGGAGTCCGCTGTCATCTTGAGTTCCCGCTCGCTCTGTTCCTTCTGGTCGGCCACCTTCTGCTCGATGAGCGTGATGCGCTGATCGAGCTTGTTGATGTACATGACCGCCGAAAGCGCGACCGCGATGGTCGTGACCAGGTGGCCGAGCTGAATTTCTTTCTTCAGATGCCACCCGTTCGGATCAGGAGTTGGTAGTGCCATGACCTCGGGCGCCTTACTTGAGGCCCTTGGACGACGTGACCTGCTTGAACTCCGTGCCGCCGTTGCGGTTGGAATACTTGTCGCTCGGCTTGCCTTCGCCGGTCTGACCAGCAGACATCACGGCGAACTCGCCACGGCCCTTGTCGCCCTTGCCCGGCTTTTCCTTCGGGGAAACATTGCGCTTATCGGTTGCCATTTCACTTCTCCTAGATGCCCCCAGCGGAGGCGGATTTACGAACATTGCTGCCGGGGTTGTTCAACTCCGGCGACTCGGTGAGGTCGGCCCTGTCCTTGCCCATCAAGTAGTCGTCGCAGTTCTTCCGGTACATCGCCGCGAGCTGGGCGTTGTGATCGTCTGCGGTTTCCTTGGCGTAGGCCCAGAACAGAACGTAGTTGGTCAGTGCATCGACGTACTCTTGCGACAGCGGGATGGCTGCGGCCTCGTTGGTCGCGGACAGCAGCGTCGGCGTCTGCACGTAGACCACATCCAGCGAAGCGCCTGCCTGGGCCGGGGGGTACACCCAGAACGTCAGGGGGTCGCGCTCGTCGTAGCAGTAGTTCGTGATGACGCTGCTGGAGGGGTCGGCGTGCCAGCTCGGGTTGGTGCTGTCCAGAATGTCGCGGTCGATCTTGCGAACAACCTGGGTTCCAGAGCGATACACGTCCAGCAGTTCCTGGCCTGCCGGTGTGAAGTTGGTCAGAGACTGCTTGGTGCCCGCGACCAGGGTGGTCGTCACGCTGATGTTCAGCGACGCGGGGCGCAGCGAGCCGATGTACTCGATGCCCGCGTTGATCCAGCCAATGATGTCCGCATCCTGGTTGCGGTAAGCACCCGAGGCGTTGTCGTTCGTGATCAGGCGAACGCTGGAGATGATGTCGGAAACGATCATGCTCCGTTCCCGAACGGTTGGGGTGTGACGCGCTGACCTGCGCGGGTAGCTGCACGCAGCTTGGAGATGCGGGCGCGGTTGATGAGCCCACGGAACTGGGCGCCGTATGCCTGTGCCAGGGCCTCGTTGGTCCAAGCCTTGTTGGGCAGCTTCAGCAGGCGCTCACGGGCGCCGAGCGATATGGCCTCGCCCCAGGTGTTGAACACGTAGTCCGGGATCGTGGCGGCTGTCTGCGTCGGGTACAGGCTGGCCCTGTAGGTCATGGCGCAGTTCGCGCCTGGGGCGGGCCACACCGAGAAATTGATGTTGTCGTCGCCGGAGAGGAACACCGTGGGGTACAGCATCGCTGTATTGGTGCTCACGGCCAGGTATTCGAGCGTAGGGTTGCTGAGGTCCATCGGCGTACTGGCTCCGATGATCCAGGCTTCGAGCACGCCTGCCAGCTGCAGGTCTGTCGGCGGTACGTGTTGGTACGGGCCGGTGCTGTTGGCCGAAAGCGGGAAGCTGGAGACCGTGTACACGTAGCACTCGCTCTCCTTCATGAATTCTATGGCTGCCTGGCGCAGCGCAACCGTCATGGTGATCTCCGGGCACCCG